TGCCCCCTTAAATATGGAGATAATATGGAAAGATTTTTTAAAAAAGGTAATGGAACAATTATTATAGCAAACTCTAATCACGATATAAAGTCTTTAGAAGATAGATTTACAGAATGTGATGAAAGTGGTCAAGAAATTAAGAAAGAAGTTAAAAAAGTAGCTAAAAAAGCTAAAAAGGAAGGTAAATAATGCCGATAGTAGCTAAAAGTTTTTTACACAATGATGATAAAATAGTTGGTACTTCAGGTGATGCAGATGGTAATTTAGCAGAAGATGTACAAGATTGGATAACTTCACAAGACGCTGAATTAGTAGCTACCACAAATTTAAATGTTACTTGCACACAATTTGGAAGCAAAATATTTACATTAGTAGTATTAGATAGCGATTAATGTCCAAAGTAACAAGAAATGGTAAAGGGGATTCTTATAGAATCCCTATTACTGATAAGAAGTATAAAGAAAATTATAATAAAATTTTTAAGAAAAAAGACGCAAATGAAATTAATAGACAGCATTAAGCAACACGAAGGTTATGTTAAGCGTGTTTATAAGGATTCTTTAGGGATTGATACTATAGGTTACGGCTTTGCTATTAAAGATTTAGAGTTAGATCAGGATATATGCGATATGATTCTTGATAGAAAATTAAAGGATTTAGAGAGAATGGTGAACTCTAAATTTAATTGGTATCGTTATATGCCACCAGAGATTAAAAATGTGGTTATTGAAATGTGTTATCAGCTAGGTGTTACAGGTTTTTCAAATTTTAGAAAAACAATAACATTCCTACAAAATAAACAGTTTCACGATGCTTCAGTAGAGATGCTTGATAGCAGATGGGCACTACAAACTCCTGTAAGAGCAAAAGAATTAAGTGATAGAGTAAAAAAGGTAGATATAAAGTAGATGGCTACAGGTGTCGTTAAAAGAGTAATAGTAACACCTGATAAGCATTTTCCTTTACACGACCAACCATCTATAAACGTCTTAAAAAAGACAATAGAGATAGTAAAGCCTGATGCTTATGTAGATTTAGGTGATGTTGGTGAATGGCACGCATTTAGTGCTTGGAGATTTAAGCGTAAAAAAGCACCTCCTCTTGAATACCTTATCGAAGATTTCGAACAAGATGTAAAAGATGTTAATGCTGGTATGGATCAGATTGACGAGAGTTTAGACAAAGTGAATTGTAGGGAAAGATACATCACAGAAGGCAATCACGATAATTGGTTGAATATGTGTGTAGAGAAATACCCTTACATACCTCAGTATAAGTTTAAAAATGCAGTAAAACTTAACGAAAGAGGTTACAAATATATTCCCTTTGGAAAACACTTAAAATTAGGTAAATTATACCTATATCACGGACATCATTATGGAGGTCAATATCATACTTCCAACCATTTGCGTAAACTTGGTTGTAATATTATGTATGGACATTGGCACGACCTCCAACAAATGTCTGTCACCCATAAAGATGGACCTAAGTCTGCTTGGAGTGTCGGATGTTTGAAAGATATGAGAGAAGAAGCAAATTCTTGGCTTGGTGGAAGACCAATTAACTGGGCACACGCTTTTGCGATAGTAGATTTTTTTAGGGGTGGACTTTTTACAGTTCACATTATACAGATAATAAACGGCAAAACTTCGTTGTGGGGTGAATTGATAGATGGGAACAAGAGATGTTAGTGCAGAAGCTGATTATTAAAGAGGCTTTAAGGCTAATCACAAAAAAATTCAAATTAAATGATGTTCTCAAATATGTACAAGAACCCAACGAATTAGATGAAGAAGTTGAACAACTTAAAAGCCGTATCGAAATGTTAGAAACTATTATAAAGGAGAAGTAATATGTTAGATTTTTTATCAAATAACGCAACATTATTAGGTGGTGGAACAGGAACAGCCATTGTACTATGGGTACTTAAAAAAGTTCCAAATAAAGAGATATGTGGTTGGGTTGAAGGTATCTCATATACATTAGGTAAATGTATGACTTTAGGTTTATCACAATGGAAGTTTACTAAAAACTTTTGGAATAAAACGATAGAGCCTTGGTTTATAGATTTATTTGATAACTTTATAGGTGGAGCAGTAAGAGGATTTATTAAAGGGTTAAGGTCTGATAATTAATGCCATATAAGACACAAGGAAATAGATTAGTTAATGAAGTCACTTTAGGTGACGGCTATCCTTTGTCTAATAATTTGCAACCATTAAAAATTGGAGGGGAAGCATCTGTTCTACAGATTTCCTCTCCAACACCTTCTACAACAGATAAAGGTAAGGTTAAAGTTGAAGGCGATCTAGAAGTTACAGGTTCTATACTTAAACAACCTACCTTACATATTATAAATGGTGGTGCTTATAATAGTGGAACATCAAAGTTTTATTTACCACTTGTAGGAGCAAATAGAGAGCTTACATCAACTACAGGAAATAATGAAAGTATAGCTTATGTTGTACCTTATGATGGTAGAGTTAATAAATTAGTTTTAAGAAGTGAAGCTGCTTGTTTAACTACAACAGCAGGGTTTCATATATCAACAGAAGGAACAGAAGTTCCTAACGCTACATCAACAGAGGATATAGAGGTTGAGATGGCTTCTGATGATACTGCTTACACATTTAATTTTACAGGAGTAAGCTGTTTTAATTCAGGCGATATAATTACAGTATCAGTAACACCTGAAGCAGGAGTTTATGATATGGTATGGACATTAGTATTAGAATATTATATAGATTAGGAGAGAGATGGGAAGTTTAGGAGGAAAATCACCAGCAAATACATACAAGAGCTTACTTAAAGTAGCAGACGAATCTCACGGTGTTTCTACAGCAACTAGTCAAATAGAGGATGGAGAAGGAACTTCTACCTGTGTATCTATTAGTGATGATAGTTTAAAAATAAAACCTCAAAATGATAATACAACTACTACATTAGAAGTAGAAAACGAAAGTGGAGCAAACATATTAACAGTTGATACTACTAATAGCTGTGTAAAAGTAAATGCTACTCAAACGTATGCTAATACTCAGATTTTAGAGTTCGCATCATATAGATTAGTTCCAACAGCAGGTACGCATTATTTTGTGCCTTGTAGTGGAAATAGCTTTAATCAATTCGCTATAGCTGAACTTGCTAATGGAACAGGAACAGATCCTGCCACCACTTTTGACGCAGGGGATACAACAGACGAGCTTGTTAATATGCTTTTTTATGCCCCTGCCAATATAACTATTGATGGTGTGACATTTATGGTATCAACAGATCAAGACACAGATACTACTATTAATGTTCATCTTTATAAATTTACAATGACAAACGCAGGTGGAACAAGTGATGGTAATTTAACAAGTGGAACTTTACTTGCAAATGGACAAGCAACAAGTGTAGATAGAAATGTAATTAAAACTGTGGCAGCTAGTATAGATAGTTCTAGCGTCTCTGCTAATGAAGTAGTTGCTTGTTTTGTAGAAAATGAAACTAATACAGACGATATTAATTTAAGGGTACAAGTATTGTACCATATAAACTAGGAGATAAGATGGCAAGATTAGACGCAAATTTAACGGTATCAACAGGAGAAGGAAAAGAATACTTGTGTTCTATGTCCGACCAATACACGGAAGTGTATCAAGAGGTTGCAAAAGTAGATAACACAGACACTTTTATAACTTTAGCAACATTAAGTAAAACTAATGCTAGTTTACTTAAAGGTTCAAAATTAATTATTATTAAAAACAATAGTCCAATATCTATTGAACTTCAATTACATATTAATGCGTTTCAGGATACTAGCGACATTGATCAATATTTATCTGATTTATTTATAACCCCACTTTTAGGTGGAAATGAATATATGGTTATTCCTAATCAATGGATTTCTGCTTACAACGCTGACGTATCAGGTGGTAATGCTAAGACTATTGATAACAAAGGTGGTTATGATGTTAATAGTGGTAAACTTTATATAGATAGTGTGGCTAACTTAGCAGAAGATGTAGATGGTTCTGAAACAGCAATAGATGTTAATGATGGAGATTATTTTAGAGTTGGAGATTTAATACAGCTTGGAACTACCACAGGTACTGCTGAAACTAAAATAGAAATTATGAGAGTAACAGGAATCTCTACAAACACTTTAACAGTAGAAAGAGGATTGTTTGGTTCCACTACAGGCAATGTTTCAACTCAATCAACTGGACACGCTTCAGGAGCTGCTGTTCATCTTCCTTGGTTTAATACTCAAGAGGCTTATAATAAATATCACGATGATGCTAATGCTTTAGGGACAGCACAAACTAATGCAACAGGAAGATATACGGCACAAAATTTATTTGGATATGGTAGAAGTGCTACTTATCCTACAGGTATAGTTAAGGGTTCTTTAGCATTTAAGTTCTATAATGCAGGACACCAAGAGTGGAATCTTTCAGGTATTACGCCTTCAACTCATAGTGGATTAGCTGCTTCAACTGCATATGCTTTTAATATTACAGTAGATGGTGGTTCTACATTCGCTAGTTTGTCATTTACAACTGATGCTAGTAATTTGAACTTTGGTGGTAACAATGGTGTGATAAGTAAAATTCAAGCTGCTTTAGATACTCAATATTACACAGCAGGTAACTTATTTGAGAAAAAAGTAACTGTAGCTATAGTAAATGGAGATATTAGATTTACATCAGGAAATAGAACAAGAGCTTCAGCTATTGCTTTGGCTGCACCAACTTCAGGCACAACACCATTTGGCGTAGGTAGAATACCTGCTATTGGGAGTATAGAAGGTGCAGTCGCTGCTAAATTACCTGATGACACGGTCTTTGGGAAATCAGACTATATTGAAAGCAAAAATCAAGCTGCATTTGCTTATGATGATGGTAAAGGTAATATACAGGGTGCTGCTTCAGGTACTATTAATTATGAAACAGGTGCTATAGATATTTCAGGTCCTGCTAATGCAGAGTTTGTAGTAAGTCTTAATTATGATTCGGCTCATAGTGGAGGAATAAATTCTGCATCAAACCAAGAGAATTGCATTATAGATATATCAGCAAGAAGTATGAACAGTAAGATAGATGCAGAAGTAGAAATAATAGGATTTGTATAATGCCATATAAGAAAAAGAAAAAAACTAAAAAGACTAAGACTAAATACAGGAGGAAATAATGGCGACAGCAGCAATATATTGTACACATAAAGAATTAAAGAGAGTATTTCCTCAGCTTGATAGTTTTGATAATAAAAAGCAGATTTATGGATGGACAGAAGTTTCAAGTAATAAGTATGCTGCACACAATAGTGGTATAGTAACTCAATTATTTGCAGATGGAGAAGATTTAGGACCTGCACAGTCAGCACATACTGATTTAAATGTTGAAGGCGAATGGTTTTATAATTCTGCTGAAGATGTGCTTTATTATTATTCGGCTAGTACTCCATTAGACAAACTAATGGAAGCAGGAGAAGAATTTACTGCTATGGTTACTCAATACAGAACTGATGCAAGTAGATACCTTGATAGTATGCTTGATCCTAATATGCCTAAAGAAGCATTAAAAGATAAAGAAGGTAATTTTGATTATATTATAATTCGTACAACGGCTTTACTTGCTGCTAACTTTATGATTAAAAGTCACGACCCTAATAGTGAACTTGCTAATGCTTTAATGGAAGAGGCTAGTTCAAATATTGAAAATATCAATCAAGGTAGAGCAGCTTTATCTTGGCAAGTATCAAGAGATTCGTCTCAAGGTGTTGTTAGAGACGTTACTTACACTTCAGGCAAAATTAGACCTGTAGATACAAGAGGTGAGTGGTCAGGTACTTATGACTTAATTAAGGTTAAAATAGGTACTGGTGGCGTTTTAGGAACGGCTACATATTCAGTATGGGTTAAAGATGGTGATGGACTTAAAAATCAACAAGTTATTACTAATGAAACAATCAATGGTGATTATCAGTCTTTAGCAGGTGGTTTAGAGATTAGATTCGGAGGTAGCACAGATTCTACACAAGCTGCTGCTAATGACGAATGGGAAATAGAAGTATTTGGAAGACACGAAGTTGTAGATGTATCTAGTGGTAAAGCCGTTAAAATGACTAGAACAGGAAGAGCTTCATATAAAAGAAAGTATAACTAATGGCTATAAGTTTTGCTAACAACTTTAAGAATATTTTAGACCAATTACGTAAGGTATTAAGAGATGAATTTAAAGGTGCTTTACCTGTATATATAGGGCACGAGACTAAAGAAGTGGGAACACAATATTTAAGGTTAGACCCTATAGGTAGTGAATTATTAAGATATGATATATCTTCAGAATTAAGGAGCTTTACAATACAAATTTATTATTACTTTTCAGAACCTAATGTGAACAAAAGTGCACTTGATCAGGTTCTAAGAGTAACTTCAAGAATTGAGGCATTAATCCACGATAACATCTCAATGACACTAAGTGATAGTTCAAGATGTATTAATTGTCGTATTGAAACAACTGAACTAAATGCCTTAGATGACGAAAACGAATATGTTGTTCAACTTACTTGGATTGGGCAACATTTAGCAAATGTAGGATAAGGAGGTTTTATGAAAGTAAAACTAAAAAAAGGAGTACACCTATCGTCTATGGATAATCATTGTGGTTTATCGTACAAAGATTGGATTGCTCTTGAACAAGGAAAAACGGTTGAACTTGATGAAATAAACAGGTTTATAAAAGATAAAGTGGAAACAGTAGGTGCTAATAAAGTTAAAAAGCAACCTAAATTAGAGGAGGAAAAATAAATGGCGAATGCAGTATTTTCACCAAAAGACTTTAAGGCTTGGGTAATAGAAGAAGCTACAACAGGTACAGCACCAACATTAACTTCAGGTTTGTATCAATTAGATGTAGATTCTATAGGATTCCCATCTTTAAATGTTAATCAAGTAACTTCGGTAAGAAGTCAAACAGGAAGAGTTGCTCATATTGACGATTTCTTTCAAGATAATGATATGAGATCAATAGAAGTATCACTATCAGGAACGTGGCATAAAGATGGTGGGCACGTTATGTTATTACAAAGTGCGTGTTCTAATGCTTTAACACCTGATTCTGTAGCTGACGTAAATATAGGGGCAGCACCATCTGCAACTGTAGGTAAATATGGAGAAACAGAAGGAAATAAAACTTTTACATTAGTATTAGCATCACCTGACAGAAATGATGCACAAAATATTGTTGTTAAAGGTTGTTTCTGTACAAGTTTTACATTAAATGCAGATATGGGAACTGATGGTGGGCAATATAAATGGAGTGCTACAATAAGTTCAGGCAGAGTGCCAGACCTTACTGAAAATAGTGCTGCAGCAGGAACAGCTTATAGTGCTGATCACGTAGATATGTCTGCTATTGATGTATCAGAGGTTAGAATTGCAAGTGTTAACCCTGTATTATCTTCATTTAGTGTTACAGTTGATAGTCCAGCAGTATACACAGGTGTTGATGAAGGTAATGGATATGCTTGTTTTGGTAGAAGTGAAGAAATATCTGTAACAGCAAGTGCTACAGTTAAATTAGATAGTGTAACTATGGATTTACCTTCTGCATTTGACACACAAACAGGACACGATGCAGCAGATTTATTCACTATCAATCAAACTACCGATACAGCTACATCTATACAAATACCTTGTGGTATTTTAACTAATGTAGCTTATAATGAGGGCGATATAATGATGCTAGATGTTGAAATGAAAGCATTAAATCAAGAATCAGGTAATGTAATACTTTTTGATTTAGCGTAGTAATAATAAATAAAATAAGGAATACAAACAATGGAATTCAAACTTAAATCTGGTCAAAAGATAAAGTTAAAAGATGTATCAATAGATGAGAAAGATGCGATGTTGGATGCTGTGCAATACGAATTTAAGGAAAATGGAGACGTTCAGGGAGTTAAAATGATGCACTCTACAATGACTAAATGGATTCGTATAGGTGTTGACGGTGATACATCTGATGAATTTTTACAAAAACTATCATTGCAAGATAAAATAGACATATTTACTAAAATGCAAAATCTTTATCTTGTGGGGGAAGAGAAAGCCTCCAAGTAGAACTGACAGTAATGTCTAGTGGCTGTGGAGGCTGCCAATATTGTGATTTTCCTTATAAGGCTACTTTACCTATCAGGATAGATGGAGTTTATCAAGAAAAGGTATTTGAGAAAAAGGAAGATGTCTTGGAAATTGTAGATTTATTAATTGATGAAGCTAAATCTTTTAATAAAGAAATGCAAAAAGAATTTGATCCAATAGCTAGTGCTATAGCTCAAATACCATTTTTTTCTTGCTATAATCATTTAATAGATATTAAATATTTAAAGCTAATGAATAGGTATATATATTGTACAGAAACAGGCACACCAGCCTTTTCAGGTAGTTATGGTGAGCAACCTGCAAAATGGGTACAATATTTTTTTATAATTAAAAATGCTTTAGCCAAAAAAGAAAAGCGAAAGTATGACGAGATGAATAGGAAGGCGAAAACAAATGGCTGATGATATTATAATAAAGTTTAAACCAGTAGGTGACAGAGCTTTAGTTAGAGCTATTCAAGAATTACAAAGAGCTACACAAAAATATGGTGGCTCTATACCCATAGTAAATGAACAAGCCAAAAAACTCACAGCACAATTAAAAGCTCAAGGTAAAAATTGGAAAGCATTAGGTGTTCAAGTAAAAACAATAAAACAAGCCTATAGAGGTAATACTACTGCTCTTGAAAAAATGAGAGTAGCTATGCAAAAGACTAATACAGGTATGTTTAGTCTTACTAATAATGGAAGGCTATTAAGTAATGCCTTTGCTACAATGCGTTCTAAATTGTTACTTGTTTCTTTTGGTTTTGGTTTGGTTACGGCAGCTATTGGAAGAAATATAGAAGCATTTGGGAAACAAGAAGATAGTCTAGCTAGGTTAATTTTGCAATTCGGCAAAGGAGGAAGACAATTAGCTAAATACGCAAGTTCTCTTCAAAAAGTAACAAGATTCGGTGATGAAAGTATTAATGCTGCTATGGCACAATTTGGTGCTTACGGAGCTACTATTGAGCAAACTAAATTATTAACAGAAGCAACCTTAAATTTTGCAGAAGGTGCGATGATGGATCTTAATTCTGCATCTTTACTTATTGCTAAATCATTCAATTCATCTACAAATGCTCTTACAAGATATGGAATGGAAATAGATACTTCAGCGTCTCAAAGCGAAAAAATTAGCCAACTTATATCAGAAATAGACAAAAAGTATGGTGGATTAGCAAAAACAATGGGTGGATTAGCAAGTTCTGAAGCAAAGCAATTATCTATGGCTATGGGAGATATGCAAGAAAGATTTGGTCAAGCTCTTGCTGAAGCATTAAATCCTTTAATAAGAGCATTTACAGCATTAGGCGAATCTATAAATGTTGAAATATTTAGAATTTTAATAAAAGCTGTAATGATGGCATCAGCAGCTTTTGTAATATTAAAAAGTGGAAAAGTATTACTGGGGGTAGTGACATCATTTAAAGCAGCGATTACAGCAGTTAACACTTATACTGCCTCAACAACAATTGCAACAACAGCTACAGGTATATTAAGTAAAGCTATGATAGCATTTTTTAGAACTTTAACTGTAAAAACAGGTGGATTATATCTTGTAGTTATTGGAATTGGCTATTTAATTACTTGGTTAGCAGAGGCTTTTGGATTATTTGGAGACACTACTGACGAAGTAAAAAAACTTGAAAAAGAATTGGAAAAGTTAGAAAAAACTACTTTAGAATTTGATACAGATAATGGTGTAAGCGAATTAGATAAATTCTATCAAAAATTAAAAGAAGGTAATGAATTATTTGCATTGTCAGGAAGGAGACTTGAAGAAGATTTTATTTCTTCATTTGATTTTTCTATTACATCAGCAGGTATATCTGAATATATATCAGAAATATCAGGTGAATATGAGAATGCTGTAAATGAAATAAATGAAATTATTAATAATCCAGCATTAAGAGGAACAATGGGTATGGGTTTTGTGACACATTTTGCAATGGGATTAGCCAAAATCAACAAACTTAATGAAGAATTTGCAAATAAATTAGATGAAGCATCTGATTCAGTAGGAGCACTTGAAGCGTCATTTAAAGTAAATTTTATGAGTATTACTGGTGTTACTGGGGAATTTTTTGATAAGTATATTAAAAATTCAGAGATTAAACAAGCTATTGATCAAGGTTTAATTAAGAATAATAAAGATTTATTAGTTGTTTTAGAAGCATCAGTTAAACAAGGTTTATCGTTAAATGCAGCAACTATAGAAGAGGTACTTTTAAATGAACATAATAAAACATTATTACAAGGATTAACAGACGCTTACAATAGCACAGATGAAGCTAAATTAGCAGTTTTAGAAACAACTATCGCTGAAGCTGAAGCATTGTTTTTCCTTAATGAATTAAACGCTGAACAAATAAAAGGATTAGATATATTAATTCAGAAATACAATGAATTAATTGATAAAATAAACGGCAAAACTGATGCAACAAAAGAAGATAAAAAATGGTCAGAATTAACTTTCAACGAACAATTAGGTCACGTTGCAGATTTAGCTGGAGCTCTTGGTTCTTTAGTAGGCTCTACAGGTAAAAATCGTTTACAGGCAGCTAGACTTACACAATCTGCTGCTATAATTGATACTTATGCAGGTGCAAATAAAGCATTCGCACAAGGTGGAACTCTTGGTTTTATAACAGGAGCTACTATAATTGCTCAAGGTATGGCTAATGTAGCAAGAATAGAGGCTCAATTATCTAAAATGGGTAGCTCAGGTAGTGCAGTAGGTAAGTTTGAGCACGGAGGATATGTAGGTGGCAGACCACACTCTCAAGGTGGTACTATTATAGAAGCTGAAAGAGGTGAATTTGTTATGAGTAGAAATGCAGTTGAATCTATCGGCTTAGAAACACTCAACCAAATGAATGAAGGTGGTGGTGGTGGAATTAATATTACTGTGACAGGTAATGTAATGACGCAAGATTTTGTTGAAGGTGAACTTGCAGAATCAATTAAAGAAGCTGTCCGTAGGGGTAGTGATTTTGGGATTAGCTAATGTTAGAATTACCTCCAAAGTTTAAGTCGGCTCTAGGTAATGGAATTAGAACCTCTTTATTTCCTGTTATTAGATTTTATAAAGACGTAAGACTAGATGAACCTGATACTTGGAGTGAAGCCAAATCAGTTAATCTTTCTATTAAAGACACAAATTTAGATGGTATTGCTTTTGATCCATTACTTCTTAATGCTCCTAGCATAAATTCTTCAGCCGATATTATAAACAACAAATACACTATCTCTAGTGTATCTTTATCTATATCTAATGCACCATATAAGGGTAAAATATTTAGTGATGATATTCAGAACCTATTAAACGCTGTATGTCAAGTATATTATTGTGCTAACGGCTTAGATAGTTTGGAAGATTGTTTATTAGTGTACACAGGAACAGTAAGACGTTTTAATCAGTCGGCAGAATCTATCAAACTAGAATTAGAAGATATAACAGAACAAATGCTTACTACACAAATACCTGCTTCTTTAGTACCTGATACACCTAATGAACCATATAGAGAAGATGATAAAGGTAAACCCTTTCCTATGGTTTATGGTTACGTTGATAGATCGCCTTTAATCTCACGTTCTAGTGGCTATGATGATATGGGTGAATTGCAAAACCAGATTACAAAATTACATATAGATAAAAGAGGTATGTTAATTAGTGGTTTATGGACATTTCCAAACGAAGACAATTATGGTAGCAGCATTATTACAGAAAATCACGATTTAGTTGAAAATGGATGGCTGACTTTATTGTCATATTTATCTGTTTACTCAGATAATTTTACGCCTATTTTGCAAAATGTTCCTGATAATTGGGGTGATGAAGATTTAAGTGTTCCTGATATTGAATTGTATAATTTTCAACAAAGTAACGGAACAAATAGTTCTGCCTCTGTAATGATTAATGCTGATGCGATTATAGTCAGCAAAGATGTGAATGGAATACCTACAAGAGTATTTAGAACTATTGAAGATGTTGAATGTTTTACTTATTGTGATAATAATCAAGGTGATAATGATAAAGATGCTGTTAATCGCATTTGGGGTTTTACTAATTATTACGATGAAAATATGTGGGAGCCTTGGGAGTTTTCTCAAAACGTCTCAGGTCGTCTTGGGTATGAAAAAGATTGGGGTGATGGAGGCACAACAACTTGGTGGGAACCTACTGCTTGTAACCAAAATGTAAATGGAGGTGTATTTAGTTCTATTGACAATAGATGGCTATCAGCAGGAAGAGAACCATCTTTTCCTGTAGATAGATTACAAAATAGCTCAAAAACAGATGGAATTTATTTAGGAGGAAGAAATCCTGACGGAGAAAGAGGTGAATATAATAAGTCAGGTGGTGCTTATATTCGTATGATTTTCAAGGATAATATCGGAAGTTTTCCTTGTGTAACAAAAGTTGTATATGATGCTGAATATCATTCGTTTTTTGATATGTATGGTCAATCTCTTGGGGATTTAAAACAACCTTATGCTGCTGCATTTTGGACAACTCCAAAATTAATTAAATCTAGTGAGCTTCCTGAAACTTTTACAGAAACTGCTAGTGATTTATTAGCACAAAGTGGTGATGAAGCAATTAATTTTCCTTATATACCAAATGTTGAGCATAATTGGGAACATATTGAACATAGCAGTCAAGACGGAACAGAAGATTCTTTAATTAAAGAAAATGGATATGGAATATCAGAAACATTCAATACAACTAATGCGTTTAATAGTGTTCAATTTGGGATTCCACAATATCCTATAAGAGGCAATCATCAAGGAAATGATAATGGTTATGTTGCTGTGCAATTATTTAACTGTTACACATTACAAGATGTTGTTATTGATAATCCTATTGAACAAAATTTTTATGCTGATGTTGTAGGTAGATTTGATGAAAATGAAGAAGTTATCGTTAAAGCAGATAAAATAATGGAGAACATTCTTAAACAAGAGCTTAATTATAATGGAACAATCCAATTATTTGATGAAGACAATGATTGGTTGCATAGTTTTACTTTAAACGAACAAAAAGAAGCTAAAGAAGTGTTTGAAGGGTTGTTTAAGTCATCTTTAATTATACCGTCTTTTGATTCTAAAGGGCAATTTAAATTTATTGGATTAAAGCAGATTATAGATACGACAGAAGAATTGCCTATTATAAATAACGAAGATGTTATACAATATTCATTTGAATTAAGCAAAATAGATGATGTTTATAATCAAGTTAATGTTAAATATAAAAAGAATTATGGCTCAGGTGAATTTGATAAAGAAACAGGATATTCTTTAATAGATGGAAATAATGTTGAGTATGAATCCTATGATGAAGTTACAGAAACTATTTATCCTGATCAGCCTGAAAAGCAATATTCTATAGATTATTATGGCTTAAAATCTGATGAAGCTAAATTAGAAGTAGAAACTGAATATATCAGAGATGATTCTGTAGCTAGAAAATTACAAAAACGACTTGTTTCTTGGTATGCGAACCAACATTTAATTACAAAGATAGTTTTACCTGTTAAGTATATGGATTTAGAGGTAGGAGATTACATAAAATTTGACGAGTTATTGGGTGGGAAACTTGCGTTTGGGCAAGATTATACAATAAATACTAATAAAAATGGTCAATTAGTTTATCCTGTGTTTTTTATAACTAAAATTAATAAATCTTTACAAAAGATAAGTATAGAAGCAATACAGATTCATCGTGGTGAATATGGGTTTCCTGATAATTGGGAAGATGGTGTTGATGGTGGGAGTATAGTAGGAAATGGAAATTGGGATTTAAGTGAGCTTTTTGAACAATCTGATTATGAAGACCATATAACAACTGATGAAGATATTGTTGAAGAAGATTATTTTAATGTTTTTTGGGGTGCAGGTAACATTTTGCCAAATGATGAAGTTGCTGCTATTATCTCTACAAACTTATTAGATTACTGGGATTGTGATGTTTGGCTAATAAATACTTCACAAACATTTATAGTAGAACATTCTCAAGAAGGTGAACTTGAATTTGAACATCAAGAACAAGATTATGAAGTTGGAGAACAGTCTGCAGATGCTTTAATTGCTATGTCAGATGACACAGGGCAAGGATTTAAATCAGTTATGCTTTATAATAGATTCGCCCTTCCTGATGGTTTTACAGGTAGAGTTGATTATGTCTTTAGAGCATATATAGGTGACGGCTCTGAATATAGTATAGAAATTCCATTTTATCAAATAGGTTCTCAAGGTTTGCTTGGAGATGTTAATGGTGATGGTGGTATTAATGTTTTAGATGTTGTAATGGTAATGGGAGCTATATTAAACCATACTGAAGATGAATTAGAAAACGCAGATATAAATGGTGATGGTACAGTTAATGTTCAGGATTTAGTAGCGTTAGTTAATGAAATATTAGGATAATAATGAAAGCTATAAGCGTAAATAAGAAATATAAACCTAAAGTACGGCTTGATGAAGTTGTTACTTTTACTTGTGATAATGGTGAGTGTTATGTAGAATCGGCTTCAGGTGTCGCAGGTATAGAGATTAATTTTAAAGGTAACGCTATTATAACGCCACAGCTCCCAGAAGGGTGGTTTTTACAAGGAAATAGCAATAAGATGATTATCTTTACGCTTGAAGATAAAACGCTTGAAAATGAGCTATTATTTACTTATGAAGGTTTTATGCAGATTATAAGCGTGATTGCTTGTAATAATAAAGCCGAGAGATATAGTGAAACATTTAGAAAAAGTCCACTATCTTGGGGATCAAGTAATTGGTCAATGGATGTTGAAACAAATACTTGGGATAATTTTAAAGATAACAGAAGAAAAGGTAAAGTAAAAAGAACAAGTTATAACTTGCCTGATTATAATCTACCTGAAGTTAAGCCGATTAAAAAAACTAAAAAAAGAGTTAAACGAAGAAGTAGTACAGGAGGATACTAATGGGAAAACAAGTTAAAACACCAAGATTTTATGTAGATATGCCTACATTTTTACACGCCACAGGACAATTAGGTTGGGATGATGGTAAAGGTGGGGCAGAATTATTGTATATGAATTGTGCTAATCCTTATTTAACAGAAGTTCAACAAGCACAGGAACAAACTCCTTTTAGTATAGGTCATAGTTCAGATAACACACCTAAAACATCTTTTCCTATTAATTTTGTTGCTTTATTGAATCATAATCTAAGTTCTAACACAAATGAATTTAGGCTTGTGGGTAAACATGGATTAAGTAGTACAACAGATGTAGACCTTTATCCTTCTACACAAATATTAAATGCTAACCATAGTGCTGGATATATTGACCCCACTTATAATGGAACAACTATATTTGAATTTACTTCTGATGAACAATATTGGACAAGTTTTAGTATATTTTATGATAGTGCAAACATTATAGATGCAGGTACACATCAATTAGGTTCTTTTGTAGTAGGCAAGTATTGGGATGCTCCTAATTCGCCAGACCTTAACCTTACAATGTCAAGACGATTTGATGGTATTAAAAAACAAAAAACTATAGGTGGAAAAACTCTTGCTAACATTTATTATGATGGACCAACAGAATGGACTATGAATTCTAACAATCCTGATTATGGTGGAAGTGCTACTTATAAATATCCACCATTTGAATTAGATACTACGGCTAAAGTAGATAGTCAAGGTTATCGTTTTGATTATAGAGCTAAAAGTGGTTTAGGAAGAAAGGGTTTAAGAAGTTGGAAACTTACTTTTTCATATATAAGCGAAGATGATATGTGGATGGATAACGAAGTATCAAGCAAAGTAACTAGCGATTCTATTGATGATGGTCAAGTACCTACAGGAGGTTCTGATCCTAACCCTATGCTTTCAGATGATAGTTTTAATTTTGTGTGGAATTGCACTTTAGGTGGAACTTTGCCGTTTATCTTTCAACCAGACAATACAAATAATAATCCTGATCAGTTTTCAATATGTACTTTTAGAGGAAATAGTTTAAGTGTGAAACAAGTGGCTTTTAATACTTATAATTTGAGTGTTACGATTGATGAGGTTGCCTAGCATTAGGTAGAACTATACCCATATCCATTGATGCCCATCTTTTTATCATTTCAATTAGTTCAGTAAATTCATCTACAGATAATTGTTTAGTTGATCCAATATCGTATTTTTCTTTTATGGTTTCGTGCATTTCGGCTTCAGTATAGCCTAATTCTTTTCCTAATATCCTTATAAGAACTCTATAGTAAGCATTTTGTTGTGGAGAACGCACTTTTTCGGCAGGTTTTATCTCTAGGTGGACATCACCCTCAATTAGCCGTAAATAATCCCTAAATCCAAGATTATCATCTAAGGTAAGTTTACCATTTTTTATTTTACCTGCGAATTTCATTAGAAAGCCTCCAAGAGTGATGCTTGTTTTTCATATATTTGGTTTCCCTTATCGTGGAATTTCATTAGAGGCTTTCTAATTTTTAGCACTTTTTCTAAAAAACTTGCTCCTAGAATAGCGATTTTAGGAAAGATTATGGTATAAGGAATACCTAGACATACCCTATATTTCGCATTTTTTATCATTCTCCGAAATACCCTCTTAATAAATAAAATGCTTCTTTCCATAGATTTACGGAATGTTTATGTTCAAATTGAAAGTTACCTATACTATGTCTTTCTGAGTGGTGTTTACGGCACAAAGGTATGCAACTAAAATCTTTAATAGTTTGTTTCTTTCTGTCGCCACCCATTCCTATATGGTCTAAATGATCTGCATCTACAGGTGACTGCCCACAAATCAAACAATGTTTAGACTTAATATATTTAAGGTAGTCTTTAGTGTTTACCATAAACCAAGCCAATCTAAAACATAATAAACTATAAGATACCAAATTAATGCCGTTGCTAAAAATATCCCTAAATAAACCAATATATTAATCCAATTCATTTAATCTCCTTTAATTCTCTCCAACCATTGTTCAACTATATTAGGTTGGATTGATTCTTCGTGTTCAACGGCTTTGGATTTATCCAGAAATCTCTTGCCGTCACTTGTTATCCATACAAAGTCTAATTCGTGTTTAATCATAGGCTACATTTCCTCCTCATCTTTTACAAACTCTACATCTATCCCATCAAATGTCCAAGTAAAAGATTCTCTGTTATAATGCACTAACTCTTGAAACATTCTTATATCTTCTTCTCCTATTGGTATTTGTATTTTTTTATTCATTTTTACCCTTTCTGTTATTTATTATAAAAAACTTGCCCCTACAATAGCCGTTTTAAGCAAGATTATGATATAGGGCATACCTAAGTATACCCCATATCTGATGTTTTTATTTATCCTTTAATTATATTTTTAAAGTGATAATTAAACCAATTCTGAAAATTTGAAACTTTATCTTCAGTTTTATCTGGTGTTCCATTATCATATTTTAATTTAACACTAACTAAAATAGGTTTTTTTTGATTTGGAACATCAACTTCTAAATTCCAACTTGAACCATATTCTATTAAATTACATAATTGCATAGCATCAAGTTCAATATGATTTTTAGAATCTAAATAAATATATTCTTTATTTTTCATTTTTTTACCCTTTCGTTTATTTCAAAAAGCACATCGCCAACATTGACGATAATACAAGTTACGAATAATATTTGACAATTCCTAATACTTTCTTTTACGAGGATGTAAATTTTATCATAAATTAATAGAGAAGAGATAGTGTGCAGAAAGGGGAAGCACTAAAAGTAGGAAGAATGAATGAAAACCCACTACCTATCTCTTTTCTTATCTAATAACCAATCGTTTAATTCTTGAACAACATAAATCTTTCCTCTGTCCTCTTTTATAATCTGGACATCTACTTCTTGTGAGGGTTTGATCCATTTCGGCAAAGCCTTACGAACTTTAGCCTGTACTTTAATATCATCCCAAGTAGCAGGGTCTGTAATAACTATATCTACTTCTTCGTGGTGTCCTAATGCCCTGCCGTTACTACCCCAAGCACGAACACACTTAACATCGTGTAACTCAACGGCTTCTACTATTTCTCTTTCAAATCTATTTCCTTTAGCTTTGCTTTTGTTCGGCATATTATCCCTCTACTCTTGTTACTTTATGTGTATATTTGTCCAATGATTCAATCTCATATTGAAGGTTAGAGCCTTTCTTTCTTACCCTTGAAATACCTATGCAATTTGCTCTCCATAACCAACCTCCTCGTATAACTTCTTTTGTTCTGTCGTAAATCATCATAGAATCTCCAATTTTAAGTTTCCTTAAATTTTCAATACAAGAATGTTTATAAATCCCTGCATTACCACTATAAAATTTACCAACCATTTTATCTTCACAAGTATTGCAATATTCTAAATTGCTTTTTTTAAGAATATTTTGACTAAAAGATTTTAGTGGCTTATAATTACCACAAGCATCACAAGTGATCTTTATTTTATCCTTTTTGTTTTGTTTATTAACATATATTCTATTTTTAGTATAATAAGATAATTCTTCTATTAATCTATTTGCTTGTTTTTTATTTAAATGTCCCCAATGGTCGCAAAATTGAGAGGAACTTAGACTACCTTTTTTATATACTCTTATAGAAAACTTACCTCCTCTTTCAGATGTTTTTAATTCAAGATTCTTTTTACCATCAGGACTTTCTACTATCAATTTCATTTACTGCTCCTCTTTTAAATCATTAATTCTATCTTGTAAAGTATCTATATCGTCAAAACCATTTAATTGTATAACCATATCTGTCATTGAAGAAACACACCAAACGCAAAAAGAAACTGGAGATATACCAAAGTTACCAATTATATCGCCATTATCTTCTTCTATTTCACTATCACATATATTACAATTCATTAATCTTTCCTAAAAGAAATGTCGGCTAAAATTGACTGATATACCCACCAACATTTTCCATTGTTTGTGTATCTTAATATAATATCTTTTGCTTTGCTTTTTTTCTTTCTATTATAATATTTCTGACAATCTCTACAATAAGTGGTGTTGCTATATCCGTCTTTATTCCAATCTTTACGATTCTTTTGGATTTTGCATCTCGGACATTTCTTCATCAATTCTCCTTATCTCATCAAGTGTTTTACCTGCTAATTCAGATACATCAGAATCCATATCTCTAATCATCTTTAAAGTATTAATTGCTAATTCAAGTCTTTTGTCCACGAAACTCCTTTAGTATGTTTTTGATCTCTTGTTTTGAAGCAGGTTCTTCTTTCGCCCACTTTTTCTTTTGTTTATACAAATGTTCGTTTGATTTTTCGTGTCGGCTTTTAACTACTGCCGTCTTATTAGGGTTCTTCATAGCTCTAGCCAACCAATTATTACAAAATTTCTTGAAATCTTTTTTAGCATTACCTGTATTAGATAATAGCCAAGCCTTTGCTAAATTTAATTCTGATTCTATATCTACATTAGGATATGCCTCTCGCCAGATTTGTAGGATGTTTTGTGTGCGAATGACTTTGTCAAAGAAAGATTTGACTTTATCAGGATAGGCAATAGGCATACCCTTTGTAGTTATATCCTCATCAAATAACAACTTTTTGAAGTCCTCAATGGAAACCCATTGTGGCTTCTCATCTCCTCTTTTTATTGCTATTTTTATACTCACTTAGAAGGAATATATTGGGGTTATTGTTCTCTTGGTTATAGGGCATTTAATTTTATTAACACCCTCAAATACTTTTCCATTCTTTTTCAAAGTATTTATTCTTCCACTTACAGAACTTTTCTCAAAACCAGTTAGTGCAGATATTTCAGACAAACTCAATCCACCTCGTTTTTCTTTTAGGATTTGTAATATCCTTTGTTCTTGGGATAGCTTTTTACCCTCAACTTTTAGTTGATTATAAGATAATTTACTTGTTTCTCTTATCATTCTTTATTCTCCTTTATTAAAATGGAATGTCATCAGATTGTGATGATCCACTTTGGTTATAGTGTTCAAGTGCTAATTGATTCACTTTTTGTTTTAGTGTTTTATCGGCAAAGACAGTATCGTTGTATTCGTCATCTTTGTTTTTCTGGCTTGGGAATCCTGCAAACATTCCGTTTGCTCCCTCTATAATTTTAAAGCCTTTTATAGTAAAGCCGTCTTCTGTTTCTAAATCAAAGAAAGCCTTAACTTTTCCCCAATCGCCTTTGTTCATTCTACTTATTTTCATCTGCTAACTCCTTTGCTTTTTTTAAAGTTTCTTCAAGTTCTGTGATTGTGTAGTATGCTTTGTGGAAATGTATTGTTAAATCATTTCTATCAAAACTTACTGCTTTTTCTTTTCTGTGTAAGATTATTTCTTCTTTCATTCTTTCTCCTTTTTTGTGTCTTTATACATTTCTTCTGGGTCAAATACATTAAACTCTATTACAACCTTATCTCCAAACATTTTCATAATTTTATCTGCGAAATCCTTACACTCATATTTAAGTTCAGTTATTAATAAATCATTCTTCATTCTACTTACCATACCTTTCTAATATGTTTTGATTTATTTTAAGTATATTGGTTTTTATCTTTTGATATTTTTCTAAATCGTCAAATTCTCTTCCATATGTTTTTTCTTTTTCTACATCATCTTCTGTCCAATATGTCATTTCTTCCATAGCTGGTTGGTCGTGAATGTCGCCATAGACATTGCCCATATGTCCTTCATCAATTAATCTATCTGTAGTTCTTGTAAGCATTTCAAGAAATTCTTTTTCTCTTTTAATAAGTTTATTTAAATCACTCACATAAACATTAGTTATAATTTGTGAAGCCTCAACAATATTAAGTTTATCAAGAAATTTATCTTGTGATTCTTTACTAAATGAACAAGTTAAATTATCATAAGGATTAGATGTAATTTCTTCAAGAGTCATTTCTTTTATCATTTCCGTATAATCATCTTCGTTTAGTGCATCGTCATTCTGATTTATTGCATCGTAACACCCACAAATTTTTAAATCTATAAATGAAGGATTATGCCCTTTGATAAATTCCCTAATTTTATCTTTTTGTTTTATTGTTGCTTTTTTCATTCTTACCCCTCCTCCGTTCTTGAAGCATCATAATAAATAGTAATTTTATCTTGTTCTGGCGATACTTCAAATTCTTCACAAAACTCTTTCCAAGTTCCAAAAGAGTAGTCTTCTTTTATTAAATTTAATGGTGTTAATTCATTGTTCATAGTATCTCCCCTTTGAATTTTTCAACAAAACCTTTTAATAATGGGTGATCATTTTTATTATAATCATATTCTAGTGTTTTGTGTTCTATTTTCGGCTTTGTAGGATTTATAGGAATGCCGTATTCAGATATATTATAAGCACTTTCTTCATACCAAATACAATTCTCACACCCTTTGCATTCTTTAAGGTGTTTTTGTGCTTCTTTATACATACTCATTACAATTTCCCCCCTAATTGATTGTCTAAGTCTTGATTTATAGATTCGGCTTCTTCATTCTCAAAGTTTTGAATTGTGCTTTTCATTTTATTAAGAACTCTTTGATAATTAGTTTGATTTGAATCTTTCCTTATTTCATCTTTGACTTTATTTCTTTTGCCGTCAAATGCTTTGTGTTTTATAAGGTTATCAAACTCTTTGGCTTGTTCTTCTGTCCTGTATTCTTCGGCAGGTTTTTTGAAATCCTCTGCTTCTACATCAGAATAAACTCCATACTCATAAGCATTTATAAGTGCTAGACATACTCTATCTTTGGCTCTTTTTTCTGCCATAGCCAACAAGTAAAGGTTCTTACAATTTTTTGTGTCTGCTTCGCCTGTTTTCCACATTACAACATCGCCCTTTTTACCTGTGACAACCATTCTTACTAAATCTTTTTCAGAATTTATAATTTGTGGTGGTGCAAATGTTATACTTTCAATGTGTGCTATTTTCTGACAAGCGTCATGTGTTATAATCCATTTCTTGCTTCTGGATTCTTGCCAATAGTCTGATTCTGTTAAATTATACTTTTTTGCTAGTTCTTTCATATTCATTCTTTTGATCTCCTTAAATTTCGTAATATGTGATTCGTTTTTTAGTGCAGTTAGGGTAGAGTTTTTCTACCGATGTGTTTAAAATTCTTGATAATTGTTTTAATCTTTCTTGGTTTGGCTTTCTAGTGCCTTTAATATAACCACTTAGTATGCTTGGGTGTAAGTCCATTTTAGAGCAAATATAAGTATTTTTTAAACCTTTGCTCTTTATAACTTCTTTTAATCTATTCATTTGTAATCTCCATTTATAATCAATTTTAATTTACATAATATATAATAATTATTTAAATATACAAAATTATTTATTATTTTTTTTTTATTTCTTTTATAATTCATTTTATTTGTTTATAATAATCCTTGTTATTTGGTTTGGCTTATTACTTTTGGCGAATAACAATTATAACGAACTACCAAAAGGGATCACAAAGTTCAAGGTGAGGACGAATTATAATACACCTGTGATGAAAAAAATATTATAAGCTATCTTCCACAATGTGAGGGATATAATAGCAGTCATTCTCAGATTAAAAGTCTGGGAATAAGGACTGCTATACCAAATATAAGGGATATAATTTATAAACATCTATTTATTAACTATAACTTTATTATAAGATATAGTAACTTTATCAGTTTTATTATAATCTACATCTAAAGCATCACAAACATCTTTCCAAACTCTTGAATATTCAAAATCTTCTGAATATAATTCTAATTGTTTATCTTTATTCATTTTATTACTCCTATATTTAAATTCAAAATCATCTATATCTTCAATACAAGAACATATTTTTTCTTTATGTTCATCATCATACTCATCACAACAAACTATATTTTTATATCTTTCTTTATTATTTTCTTCTAACCATTTTTCTGGATTATCTGTTGTTCCACAATGATCAACAGACCCAGTTATATGTCTATAATAAATATCAAACTTCATTTTATTACTCCTTTAGTTAGTTATTACCAATTTGTATTACCTTTATTCATTTCGTTTATAATATATTCTGCTCTTTTATCAGTTTTAACATCTGATATAGTTATATGTTTATAATCGCCAATATAAGTATGCAATATATTATCGTCATCAATATAATAGCTTGTTATTTTAATATCTTTGTTTTTCTCGGTTATTAAATTCATTCTTTTACTCCTATTTATATTCTTTTAAAAGTTAAAAAATCATCATTACCTAAAGATATTTCTCCACCTTCTAAAATATCTCTAATATCATCGTAATTTGTACTTTCTAAAAATTCTGTTAATCTATAAATATCTTTATCTTTTAAGCCTTCTTTATTATGTATTTCTATTTGTAATTTCATTCTTTTACTCCTTTAGTTAGTTATGTAATTTATATAAATTTACCAGTTAAACATTCAATAGCATAATCTGGATAATGTTTATTTAATTGTTCTACTAATTCATTATATTGATATATAGTTATATCACATAAATCTGAAACATCACATTCGCCACAATTTTTTAATTGTTTAGCATTATTATCATATTCTTCATAGCAATATATTAAGCCGTTATTTTTAACATAATAATAGCCCTCTATACCACATATTCTAATTTTCTTCATTTTTTACTCCTTAATTCGTGATATAATTTATTAGCAATCTCGTCCAGAACAACGCCAATAATATAGCCGTTCCTACTAAAGTTATTCCGATTGTGTTTATTATAATGTCATAATATAACCTGATCAGTTTTGATGTATTCATTTTATTATTCTCCTGTTTTTGATTGAAAGTATTAATTTATAATATAATTTTTTAAATGTATAGATTATAATATTATCATCATCTTGTAATAAATTATATTTATCCGTTGCAATAGCATATCTTATGCTCATTAGATGTTTTTTATTCATTTTTTTAATCTCCTATTTTATTTGTTTAATTTGTTTATCAATTCCATTAATTAACATTATATTCCCAATCTTATAAAGCATATTTAGTGAAATCATAATTAACATATAGCAAATATTCTTGGACACCTATCGCATTATTTTGTGTGGGAAATGGATTGTGTTTTTCATAATAATATTTTCTTGAATCTGAATATGTTTTAGGATATAAAATTGTAAAGCCTTTTGCTTCTTTAATTAAATTCCTAGCTTCTTTTAATCTTGTTTTATCTTTAAAATGTAAAACATAAGAACCATAATTTTTTGTGATTTGATGGTGACTATAATCTACCATAAATCCAATTTCTTTTAACAAGTGTATAATTTTATGTTTTTGTTCAATCATTTTTTTAATCTCCTATTTATATTCATTTTTAAATTGTTTTATTGCTTCATTAAGATTATAACCTATATAACAACCTTTATTATAATTTTCATCTTTTATTATTATATGATTATTATGTTTTATAATTTCTATTGTTAAATCATTTTTAAATATATATTTACTTTGATACATTTTTTTAATCTCCTATTTTATTATTATTATACTCTATCTTTTATAATGTATTCATAATTTGGATTAATTTTTTTAGCTCTATTTATTGCTTTTCTATCTGTTGTAATAGGTAATGCACAAATAGTAATATAATTTTTTTCCTGTGGAATATTGCTAAAATCATACCATATACTATTAATTGCGTTTTTATCTTTAATAAATTTAAATCTCTCTATTATTATATATTCTTTATTCATTTTTTTTAATCTCCTTTATTATTGTCAAAATACCAACATTTTGATAATTTATTATAATGCCCTGTATTAACTCCGTTTGTTAAATAGTTTGGATTAGCACAAAATTTCCAACCATTTTTTAATAGTAAATTTCTTCCTTTAACTTTAGATAATTTCATATAATAGATACTATCCCCAAAATTACTTTTAGCTTGTTTTATATTCATTTTTACTCCTTTTTTTTGCCGTTTTATTAGTTTTAAATTGATCAGTATCAATTATATAATTATCTTGTTTCTTTATTCTTTTAAATATATATACTAGCTTTTTATTGTTCATTATATACCCTTTATTTTATTAATTATTTGTTTGTGTGTTAAGTTTGCACTATCTCTAAACGTGTAGTATTTATCATTAATACGCACATAAATATCAGTAATAATACCAGAATAATATTCAGAAAATATAAAAGATTCTGTATTTTGTTTTTGTGTCCAATTTTCTGGAGGCAATTCACAAAGCATATTTTCAAATTGTTGATAGTCTATTTCTTTAGGTTTTGTTTTATTTTTATCATCAATCATTTTACAAGCTCTCTCAATATCCATTACAACAGCATTTGAATTTTCAAGTTTAACTTGTTCATATGTTTTTTTATTAATGCTTGTTAATCCATCTTTATTAATAGTATCTATTACAATATTTTTAACTATATCATAATATACAATACAATTTACAGGTGATAAAATTGTACCTTGTTTGCTATCATATTTTAAGACATAAAATTTATTGTCTTTTATCATTGCGTTGTCATCTAAATATATTGTATTCATTTTATTTTACTCCTATTTTATTTAGTTAGTGTTTCTTCAAAAACATAATAATCTTGGCTACCTAATTCATTTAGTTTCTTTTCTGATATAGAGCCTTTTTTATAAACCCCATAAATCTCTTTATATATTGGGCAATATACTACAACAATTTTCATTTCTGTATTTTCTTTTAATTCCATTTTATTTATTCCTTATGTTATTATTTATAAAATCTATCATAATTTCAATTACTTTTTTATCTATTGGTATTTGGCTTATTATTTTATCATTGTCAAACATAGTAATGTAAAAATAGTAACCAAGTTTTGAAATTTCAGTTTTTAAAGTACCTACTTTTTTAATTGTTTTATATTCCATTTTATTTTTTCCTTATTTATTTATTTATCTTAAAATGAAATTACTTTAAATTTATTTACCAAACAAGAATTATTTACATATTGTAAAGAATATCTTTAAGTAATAGACGAGATAAAATTTTGTTTAAGTCTTTTAATATGTGTTTCAATGGTGTTTTTATGCTATTTTGAGCCGTTTCTAGTTAATTTACATTAATGTAATATCAAGCCGTTTTAAAGTGTTAAATTCATACATAGTAAAACAAAACAATAAATATGCTTTTGGAATCTTGAAAAGCATTTAGAATCTAGATTAATTTCTAATATGTTAAAATCTGATTAAATTAGGGTATATGGTGTTTCACGCCCCTTATTACCATTTATTTAACTACAAACACCCTCAAATAAGCAAGATTATTTCTTAGGCATACCAAAACATACCCTAAGCCGTATTATTGGCTAAAATAGGGTGTAGGAGGATAGGACACAAATTTCCTTTGTCGGCTCCCATTCCACAAAAAAAGAGGACTTTTACTACCAAAAAAAGATTTTTAAATTTCTACCAAATTGTAGTAAATTACGCTATGGATAATAAACTAGCTAAGAAAAAACCTGCAAAAGTACTAGCAATAGAGTGTTTTGCTTTAAATCCTACGATTACAGCTAAGGAGGTTGCAGCACAAGTTGGCGTTAGTCCAAGGACAATAGCTTCTTGGAAGGAAGATCCAATGTTTATAGATAAGATATACGAAAGGTATATGACTGAGTTTGGCTCACAGTTACCTGCTGTGATTAATTCTATGGTAAGGGAAGCTAAGCACGGTAATGTTCAAGCTGCTAGGTTAGTGTTAGAGCATAGTGGTAGATTAGTTAAGAATGTTAATATAACGATTGATAGTCCTTTTGAGAAGTTTTTAAAGAAAGAGACTATAGAAGATGCTGAGGTTATAGAGGTATTTGATGAGGTAGAGATGCCACAAGACTTACCTGAAAGAAAAGAGCATAAAACAGTCAAAGAAGAAAAGATTAAGATTAAGACTATTATGGATAGGGAGAAAAAGAAACTTACCTATAATGATAAGCGTAAAGAATGGTATAATTGGAAGAAAAGAGCTAAAGCTGTGGACATAGATCCTTTACCTGCTAAAAAGCCTACTAAAGGTCAAAGAAAAGAATGGGAACAATCTATAATTGAGGCAGAAAAACTACTCTAAATCCATTAACATTTCTTCTAATCTATCAAATCTATTATCTAGTTGTGTTTCTATTTTGGCTACACTTACTTTAAGGTTGGTTATATCGCCTTCATTCTTTTTGACAGTTTTAACTGTATTTATTTGTTCTTTTTCAATAACTTCAATTTTTGTTTGAGTAGAGCCTTGAGTGAATATAAAAGTACCTATTATAGTTACTCCTGTTAGTATTGTTCCTAGTGAAATCTTCTTGTCAATCATTTTCTCTCTCCATAATTCTTAAAAATTTATCTTTTAGTCCATTTCCTGATAGTCTCGCCATTATCTCTACTTGTGCCTTGAATATACCATTTAATTTCTTTTGTTCCATTTGTACTTTTTTTTGCTGATCTATCAGCTTAATAATAATACCTTCCAACCTCTTGAAGTCTTGGTCTAGTTCTTGCATTAGAGTTTCCTGAATGAATTTGTTTTGCCTCCATATAAAAAATCCAAATGCTATCGTCATTGCAATCGGTATTCCAAATTGTTCCAGTATTTGTAAAATATCCATCGTTCTCCATTACGCTATTCCCATAAAGGGTATTGTATTGCTTTCCATTAATTCACACATTTGTTGGTAAGTATCTTTTCCTATTTCTACTAACCTATCTTCTTCTTTGTAAAATTCTCTCTCGTATTTCTCTTCCGTTAATTCTTGTGCCATATAATCAATTAAAATATTAAGTTTCTCGTGCATATTAATGATATTTTTAAGCAGTATCTCTATTTTTTCATCTTCAGACATTTTATCGTTTCCTTATTAATTGACTTAATAATTTAACAAATTTTTTCTCAAAATCCTTGTAAATTTTATTATTAGCTGTTTTTTCGCTTGGATAATGAGCTGTTATGAATTTCCTTTGCGGAACTTCCAAATGAAGAGTTTTTTCTTTTCCTTTTATTACAACTTTTTTATCCCAAGTGTACCCACCTTCTTGGTAATGCTTTTTACCATAACTAACGCCACTAATACCTTGAGAAGTACCTTTTAAACTTTTTGCAAGTTTACCAGTATCAAATAAAGGTGGTGCATCTACACCTCTTGGGTTTTTATCTGACAACTCATCTTGTACCTTTCCTGCTTTTATAAATTTTGTTGAATTTTTAGCAAACTTATCTGCAACACCCTTATTAAGGGTTTCTGTAAGTTTTTCCCTCTCTAATTCCTTTAGAGCTTTCTTAAAATCTATATTATACTTGATTTCTATCATCTTCAGGCTCCATTTGTGCTTTATTTGCTTTTAATTTAGCATTTGCCTCTTCTATACTCAAGTCTTTGTTATATTCAACCATTAATTCGGCTTTATTTACAAGTCCTAGACTTAATCTATGATTATCAAGAGCTATCTGATCTTGAACTGTCATTGGGTACTCAGGCTCATTAAAATCAAGTTTTAAGCCTTCAGGCATCCCTATATTGAAAGTTCTTGCTATTTTTCTTTCAATTTGGTAAATTTCGTGCTCGTATTGTGTCCATAAAGCCAAATCATCCTGATAATCTTCAAAACTTTCCAAATCTTTAATTTTTAAGGCTATTCCACTAGGAGTTTCGCCTCCATCTTGAGCAAATTGGACAGATAAGTGGTTATTTTGTGCTACAAGCTCCATTTGGAACTTAACATTCTCAATTACCTTCTGAATATCACCTGCTGGAGATAAAATATTGTAATTTGCACCATCTGGAAGCTCTAATATAACGTCAGAGCCAAATCTTTGGTTATTTCCTAAATCAGCACCACTTACAACAGGTTGTCCAAACATTTGAAACCTTAAACCAAGTTGAAGCTCTGTCATTGTAATATTTATGTGTTCATTTGCATTACATATATCATTTGCACCTTCTACATAGAAAGAATCGCTTTGATGCTCTCTGTGTGTAAATGCAAACGGCAAAGTTCCATATCCGTGCTTTTTTTCCTCTATTACCTTACCTGATTCATCAAATATAATGTAACTTTCTTGATTCCAATGAATATACTGACAAGAATCTGAATTAGAAGCGTCTTCAGTAAAGTGCATTAAAGGATAAGAAATTGCTATTGGTTTGAATGGATCATCACCAAAGAACGGATGAAAGTAATAAATAGGCTGATAATCAAAGTGAGGCATCTCATCATCAACATACATTACTCTTACTGCTATACTTCCAACTAAGCGTGTCATTCTTTCAATATGTTTCATTTTAGCGTCTTTTAATACAGAGAGATTTTCGTATTTCTTATTAACATTCCTATCAGCACCTACTGTGTAGATTCTTGACATTTTATTTATAAACTTTTTAGTTATATTCGCCTCGTAAGGAGGAACTTCTCTGAAAGCATCTAAATCAAATCTATTTTCTATATAGTATTTAGTATTACTACCATTATAGTAATCTAATAGCTTATGTACATAACTTTCTCTTTTTCTATGGTTTTCTATCTTTAAGACGTTTAAGCTGTCTTTAATAGCTTGTTCTCCTTTGTATATCATCTGTTCCTCACTTTTATCTCTCTGTTTTTAATTGGAAAATTGTTAATAAAAAAATATCTTAATTGGTCGCATCCGTGGTCGTGATAACCGTCTTTTAAAGGCTCTTGCTTTAAAGGTTTGCTATCTTGAGCCTCTGGATACCTATAACTTTCTAAATCTTCTGCCATACCTGTACAATTATTGTTTAAATGAAGGTATCTTTCGCCATTAGCGTTTTCTATAAAACTTCTAACGTGATTAACTCCTGCTGTAATACTTCTTGAGGCTTTATCTGTTATTGTATTGACATTTATACCCATTTTTCTAAAAATTTCTATATCTCCTACACCTGATTGTCCTTGTGCTTGTAAACCTGCTGGGTCGCCATAATATTTTGCTACTATATAAGGTTTTGATTTAATCGTAGCTGCTAGTTCGTCTGTTTTAATATTGGTCTCGTGTATAATCTCGTCTATCATATTAATATGCCACTCACCATTTACTCTGTAAGTCTGATACCATCCCACAGAAGGCATCCTGTACCCAAAGTCAATACTACAAAAAGTAGGAAGATGTGGGTTATAAGGATAGTAGCCGACATCAAGATTCCTATCAAAAGGATAAACCCTACCTTCAAATGATGTAAACTGAGCTCCATATTCCTGATCATAAAGCTCTTTAGCCATATTACGTTTTCTTTCAATAAGAAACCTGTCATCTGCACCTTCAGGAAACGCAAAGGAGTTATCCCAAGACGGTGCTTGATGTGATTCCCATAACTCATCAGTTTTTCCCAATAAATATAAATCATATAGCCAATTAAACCCTTCTGGTGTTGAAATAAATACAGCCTTACCTTTTCTATCAGATAAAGTGGGAGATAAATACATATCCCATATTCTTGGTCTTACTTTAGCTGCCTCATCTACTATCAATAAATCTAACCCTTCTCCTACAAGTGAATCAGGGTTATCTGCTGATTTAGCTTCTACAACAGTACCCCATTTGAATTTTATATATCTTTCTTTTTCTGAAGCCTTTATAATGTCATTAGGGTGTCCTTTAACCATTTTTTCCCAAACCTCCCTAAACATTAAATCGGCTTTATCATACGAAAGTCCTACTAACCATATTCTTTGATTCGGCTGGGAGGCGTAGAATGTCGCTTCCATTGCCGATGCCGTAGTCTTCCCAAAACGCCTCCCACAAACCATTACAAAAAACCTTGCAGATTCTTTAGTAGGGAAGTGTAACTTCCTCTGACCTTCGTGTGGTTCATAGCCTAAAAAATCAAACCATTTTTGCTTATAATTATTTAAAACTTGCATATTTCAACCAACTTAATTTAAGTTACGTTGTATGGAAAAAGCAAGATATAGTATTTTGCAATTAAAAATATACAAGATATAGGAGGACAGTATGTCTGAAGAACAAGTAGTATCAAACGAAGCAGAAGTGGAAACTGGTACGGAGAATGTTACTCAAGATAATGCTCAAAATGAGTACATAGCAGAAAGCAAGAAGTATAGAAAAAGAGCACAAGACGCTGAAAATAAGTTAGCCAAACTAAATAAACAGCTAGAATCTCAAGAAAATACTAAATTAAAGGAAAAAGAGGAATTTAAGACTTTAGCTGAAAAATATGAAGCTCAAGTAAATGAACTTTCGCCTTTTAAAGAAAAGTATGAGGGTTTAGTTGAACAAAGACGTAATGTTTTACTAGAGAGGTTACCTGAAGATAAGCGTGAAACTTTTAAAAACAAAGATTTAGATGTTTTAGAATTTATGGTATCTGAACTTAAAACTAAAACCCAAGAACCTTCAGCAAGAAATCTTGTAGGCACTAAAAATACAGAATTTGGTGGTTACTCTTCTTTTGCTGAATGGGCAGAGAAAGACCCTATTGGATACGCTTCACAAAACACTACTAATTCTGCTAAAGGAATTAAGTTAGGTTACGGTGGCGAATAAAGACCCACATAAACCTTTTGGAGTTGATTTAGATCCTAATAACGATTTAACTCATACACCTCAACCTGATGGTGACGTAAAAGTTACTCATAGAGGTAAAGAGATTAAGTATATGGATTATATTGATATTATGGAAGAAAGAGCAACTCGTAAAGGCGAGGGAAAAAGTCCAGTAAAGTCATCTATGGGATTATTTGGTGGTTTTGGTAAAGGTACCTTGAAAAAAGCATACGAAAAATAATTCCTACTTGAAGGCGAAAGCAGTTGATAGAGGATAATAATTGAAGGGAGCTTTAAATGGCTTTAACAAACACAAGCACAGCAGCTGGTGGATTAGGAAGAACGATTGGCGATGCTGTAATTGCTTTTAATCACGTAAATGTAATGTACCCATTAGTGACTGTACAACAAGCAGCACAGGGTTCAAATCACGTTCAATTTTCAGATTGGACAAAATTAACATCAAGTAATGTAACTGCTGCTACACAGGCTACTACTACTACAGCCGTAGCTATTACAACAGCAGCTAGAACTGCAACTATATCAGAGCACGTTATTGCTTCTACAGTAAGTGACTTAGTTCT